ACAATTCCACCTTTAATACGGGTGGTGCTGTTACAGATACGTTAACTATTGACGAATCCGGTACGCTGTTTAATGTTGATGGTACTGGGGATATTGTTGTCAATATGCCAGCACTGTCCACTGCTAATGTAGGAACTACTTATGAGTTTCTGGTAACGACAGCGGTAGGCGGCAGCAAAACAGTTACTTTTGTTCTGCCGGGATCTGGGGTTTCAAATTTCTATGGCGCACTTTCTCTGATGGGCGGTACAGCGGCTAATCCTGCGAGTGATGTCGCCGGGGATACCCTGACACTGGTTAACTCCACAGTTGTTAACTCCAGAGTTTCTTTGACTTGTGTTGCAGATGACGGAACCAACTCAACTTGGAAGGCAGAGGCACTTGCTTCCCCGATAGCAACTATTGCTTAAACTGCAAATTGAATAGCTGGTTGCGGGTATTCTCGCAGCCGCTGTTCTGTTGCATATAACCCTATGGGAGCGAGGTGTACAAATGGCTGATGCAGTAGCCACACAAACAATACAAGATGGCGGCAAGACCGCTATATTTCGCTTTACCAATGTCAGTGATGGCTCAGGTGAAAGCGCAGTAACTAAAATAGATGTTTCGGGCTTATCGAGCGACCCAATGTCTGGTGCCGCTTGCTCTGGCGTAACGATTCAAAAGATCTATTACTCCACTATTGGTATGGGCGTAAAGATATTTTTTGATGCCACGACTGATGTCCTTGCTTGGCAGCTTAATGCTGACTGGGCAGACACAATAGATTTCACTGACTTTACCGGCATTCCCAATAACGCGGGTTCCGGCAAGACAGGTGACGTACAGTTTACTACTGTGGGCCATTCTAGCGGCGATGTGTACAACATCGTTATGCAGGTATCAAAGAGTTACGGCTAATGAAGTCTTCTGAGGCGCGTAAGAAGAAGAGGAAAGGCTAGATGGCAACGAGCGGCACATATACGTTTGACCTTGATCTTGCTGACGTAATGGAAGAAGCCTTTGAAAGGGCGGGCAGAGAACTCAGGAGCGGCTACGACTACAAGACAGCAAGAAGAAGCTTAAACCTGCTGATGCTTGAGTGGCAAAACCGTGGCCTTAATCTTTGGACGGTTAGAAATACAACCCAAGCCCTGACGGCTGGGACAACCGCTTATGCTCTGGATGCTGATGTTTTGGACATTGTAGAGGCATCTATCAGGACAGACTCTGGGAGTGTCACAAGTCAATTTGATCAGTCGATGACCAGAATCTCTGTTAGTGACTACTCACAGCTTTCCAACAAGCTGACCCAGAGCAAGCCCCTTCAGTATTACGTTGAAAAAAAGCCAGAGGGAATTACCGTTCATCTTTGGCCTTCCCCTGACAGCCAAGAGACATATACCTTTGCGTATTACTACATGCAGAGGATAGAAGATACTGGTAGTCCCGCATCCAACAACATGGATGTCCCTGCCAGATTTTTACCCTCTTTAGTGTCAGGTCTTGCCTATCAGCTTAGCATGAAGTACCCAGAAGCTGCGGCTAGAGCGCAGCTCCTTAAAGCCGATTACGAGGAGCAGTTTACTATTGCTGCGGATAGCGACAGAACCAAGGCTTCTCTCTTTATATCGCCGGGAGGTTATCAGTTTTGAGCAGATTTGCTAAAGGTGATTATGCTTACGGCATTTGCGACATGACCGGCTTCAGGTACAAGTTAAAAGATCTTGTGCCCGAGATTGTTAATCAAAGACCCACAGGTTTCCGCGTTGGGAAGGATGTTGTTGACAAGGATCAACCTCAGTTACAACTGGGGAAGGTTAAGGTTGATGACCCCAGACCCTTGAGAGACCCAAGACCAGACAGGGCGGCTGATGAGAGTCGAGAGCTTTTTGCTTGGAACCCCGTTGGTGGTGGTGATGCAGCTTTCGGCAGTGTAACGGTCGGTCTGGACATAGAAGCAGAGGCTGGCAAGGTAACTGTAACGACGAGTTAAGGAGAACATTTGTCATGGCAAAGTTAGAAGTTTTTCAAAACGGGAATTTTTCTTCGGGAGATCCTGCTTACCAAATAGGTACTAAATACAAAGACGGCGAGTACGGCGAGTACGGCGAATATGACATTGTTGTTTTTGACCCAATGACTAAGAGCCAAGCAGAAAAAAGATTGGCTGAAATGCAGCCTGCCGTGGCCCCTAAGAAGAAAAAGGTGAAGTTTTTGGACTCGCTTACTAAAAAACCGGCCCCTAAAAAGAAAGCACCTAAGCTAAAAATACCCTCTAAGGCTGAGCTTGAGCTTCTTACTAAAGCAGATCTGGAAAAAGAAATGCGTAAACATGGGTTAGAGCTGGATCGTAGGGAGACTAAAGGCGCTCTTATCAAACAATCTGTAGCCTTTTTAAAAGGCAAATGAATTATGGCTTGGACATTCACAACACTTAAAAATGCGCTGCAAGATTACTTAGAGACCACTGAGACAACCTTTGTCAGCAATTTGCCGGTAATCATTACGCAGGCAGAAGACAGGATACTCAAGTCTGTACAGCTTCCAGACTTTAAGAAAAACAGCACCGGCTCTATGACGAGCGGAACCGAATATTTGACAGCGCCATCAGATTTTTTGGCCCCTTATTCCTTAGCTGTCGATAATAGCGGGTATGAGTTTTTGCTCTTTAAAGATGTTGGGTTTATCCGAGAGGCTTATCCGTCTAGCTCAACGACCGGGACACCAAAGTATTACGGACTGTTTAACGCAGACAGCTTTATTCTTGGCCCAACCCCCAATGCTAGTTTAACGGCAGAGCTTCATTATTTTTACAAGCCAGAATCAATTACAACTGCATCGGCTGGCACAAGCTGGCTGGGAGATAATGCGGAAAGCACACTATTGTATGGTTGCTTGCTTGAGGCTTACACCTTCTTAAAGGGAGAGCCTGACCTGTTGCAACTTTATGCGACCAGATATGAGGATGCCCTTGCCAAGCTTAAAGGGCTGGGAGAAGGGTACGACACCACAGATAGTTATAGGTCTGGCGCTGTCAGGCAGGCGAGGCTGTAATGATTGAGTTTTCTAAATCTGAAGCTGGAAATGTTGGCGTGGTAACAACAAGCAATGGCGGTCTTTCGACAGACCACTGGGCTGAAAGAGCTACGAATACTATTGTTAGCGTTGGCTCCCAGAGCCATCCAGCTATTGCGGAGCAGGCAAATGCCTTTAAAGAAGATGTATTTCATGTAGTAAAGTATTACATGGAACAGGCGGTCAAAAGCAGCAAGACAACAACGATTGCAGAGCTTGAGCAGTCTGATTATTTTGATATGGCAGAAATTCTGAGGAAAATGTAATGGCAATCACACAAGCGGTCTGCACTAGTTTCAAGCAGGAACTATTGCAAGGCATACACAACTTTACTAACGGTAGTGGCGGCGGCACAAGCACCACTACGGGATCTGGCAACGCATTTAAGATTGCTTTGTATACCAGCAGTGCTTCTCTTGGTGCTTCGACTACAGCTTATAGCTCTTCTAATGAGGCCAGCGGCACTGGGTATAGCGCGGGAGGAGCGGCGTTAACCAATGTTACACCGACGACCTCCAGCACCACCGCTCTTACAGACTTTGTTGATGTAACTTGGTCAAGCTCCAGCGTTACCGCAAGAGGAGCGGTGATTTATAATTCTTCCACTACGGGAGGATCGGCAAACAGGGCAGTTTTAGTATTAAACTTTGGTTCTGATAAATCTTCATCGAGCGGGGATTTTACCATTACGTTCCCAACCGCTGATTCAAGTAGTGCGATTATTAGGATTGCCTAAGCATGGCTGACGCTAATGTTACCTTTGAGGGCTGGGGTAGTATTACCCAAGGCTGGGGAAGTGGCGGCTGGGGGCAAGATGTAGCCTTTACAGAACTCACTAGTGCTATTGGTAGTGTTACTGTTGTTGAAGGCGCTGGGGTCACTGTCACTGCTTCGGGAGTCGCAGGAACGTCAGCAGTTGGTAGCGTTACTGTTGGCGAAGGCTCAGGGGTTACTGTTACCGTTACTGGAAACTCTGTTACTGCAACCGCAGGTAATACTACAGAAACCGCAGGCGGCGGCGTATCAATAGGAGTTACAGGCACAGTGGTCACTGCGTCCGACGGCGGGGTAAACGTCTGGAGCGTTGTCCCGACATCACAAACACCAAGCTGG